CTCAATGGCGCTGTGCTGGACTGGCTGAAACCTACTACAGAGTTTGTATCAACATTGATAGACGGTGGAAACGCATATGGAATATGAATCTAATACTACGCTGTTCAGACTCATACAGTTGCGAAGAGACACGGCTGCAAATTGGGCATCCGCAAATCCTATCCTGGCTCAAGGTGAACCGGGATTTGAATTAGACACCCTAAAAATGAAGATTGGGGATGGGAATACCGTGTGGTCTTCTCTTGATTACCAACCTTCGTCAGCCGATCTTTCGAACATCGTTTCGTCTCTTGATGGAAAGCTAGACCTCGAAATTCAGACTCCAATTTCTCAAACCCTCAACGCGCAGAATTCAGTGAATATTGGAGTTTTCCCAGGCGATTCTCCCCGCGTTCAATTTCATGATTCCGACGCTGAAACGTTATGGCAGATTGATTCGAGAAATGGTCAATTTCGCTGGTTTACACCCGGCATCATTCAAGCATCGCTAACCGGCGATGGCGTATTCACGGCTCGCCGCGGTCTGGCAGTTGGCGCAAACACCGAACCCGATGCCCCCAGCAGTGGTGCCGTGCTGTTTGTAGATAGTAGCGGCGGTGACCTGAAGGTCAAGCTCGCAAACGGCACCATCACCGATCTTGGAAACTACACCGAGAGGGGTGTGAATGAAACTATTTCAGGGGATTGGAATTTCACTGGCCAGCTTAACGCCAACGGCAACCCTGTAGTCGAAGAGACGGTTGGCACTTGGACACCTGTAGTGGTTGGTTCAACTACAGCAGGAACGCAATTATATGCGAAACAGTATGGCCAATGGAAGCGTTACGGCGATCTGATTTTTGTTGACTGTGAAGTAAAGCTATATGCTTATGATGCAGCGACATCTGGTCAGATTAGAATATCAGGATTACCAGTCTCAGCCCAAGTTGCCCGTTCAGGAGTAACGTTTGCGAGCATCGAGATTGATGCGACACTACCAGCCGACTTTCAGCAACTAGCCGGCTTTATCGTAGGTTCTCAAGTGCGTCTTCAGTACATGAGCACCTCAGGCGTAAACAAGTCGTTCACAGACGGCTTCATCGGACATAGTTTCCACGTTCGCTTCTCAGCGGTATACCCTGTATAATAGGATAACTGATGGCACTTTCAACCTTCGGAGTACACTCTATGAGATATTTAGTTCTTCTTTTATTTGTATGCAATACTGCAGCAGCAGACATCGGTATTGACGCGGTCACTGTTACGTCAAGTAGTCTTGGCTATGATACCCGAGGTAATGGGCTACAACTCGATGTAGACCATCGATGGAGTAATTGGGGAGTAGATGGTCAAGCGACTTTCCTTAAACACTCTAAAGTGACCGGCGATGGTGAGCGATACCAATACATTTTAATGGGCAGGAAGTTTTTCAACAACTACTTTATTGAGGCCGGTAGTGAATACGGCGGCTATGAAACCCGATTCCCGAATACATCTATATGGAAGAAGTTTGGATTCTCGCCCGGTGTTGGAGTAGGGAGACAGACAAGCAATAATGAGTTTGGTTTCCGATACTTTGCACCGGACAGTACACCAAATAAAACATCGGTACTTCAAGCTTATGGTGAGGTATTTCTGATGCCTTCATTCGCGATTGGCGCAACCGTCGAACGCTGGCAATTCGACATTAAGGCAGAACGCTTAAGAGGTACACAGATGACGTTCGAAGCGGGCTGGCGGTGGTAACCAAATGAAAACTTTAACTATTGTCTCAGCAGTGCTTATATTGCTTACGATAGCTTCTCTTATTTTTTACCCTAAGAGTACAATTACAATATATATTATAGTGTCTTTGTTTATAGCTGCTATCTCTATGAAAATAAATCCACAAAGTGGTATTTGGGATTCCTTGCAGATTGGCTTTGGGTGGCCTCTTAATCTAGTTGTAGGGTTAACTACATATATACGCACTTTATTATGAGAAAGTACCGTAATCGGGAATAATTATGAAGACATTATTAGGCAAATTCAGATGGGATCCTCGCCATGATTCCCCTATATTCCATCCTAACTCTGGCGAATTATTTATAGCAGACTTGACTGAAAAGCCCGATATTATTTTTGAAAGGGAACTAGAGGCTACATTCAGAGAAAATGTACTTGTATCTTTTAGAGAAAGCCCGCTAGCAGATGCTTCTAATATGTTTAAAATTGCACTTGTGCATGTTGTGAGTGAAGGCGAAGAAGTCTCTGACTTTAAGCGTAAAAAGCATTTAGAAAGAGCTATTCTTACACAAAATACTTTAAATTTTCTAAGTAAAAATAAATATGTATTTAAAGTTGATACTTACTTTAGAAGTTACCCTGCAAATCAACTCGCGTATTATCATTTTAAATGGCATGATCTCAGAGAAGAGCTACCAGGGTATACACATTATCATTGTGTAGGTGGTACTTCTACTAATTGCGGTCTAGGAGGGCTAGGTGCTGACATTGGCTGGACCTATAATCCTACAACATGTGATTTTAAAACTACAGTCCATGAGATTTTCCACAATCTCTTTCTGCATCATGCCGGTACGCCCCAAAAAGAATATGGCGAATATGATGTTATTATGGGAAGTGGAGGTCTAAGAGAAAGTCTTAACGCGCCTCATTTTTATAAGCTCGGCGTTATGGCGGCAGATAATATTGTAGAGATAGAAAATAGTGAAAGTAAACGTGTATGGCTAGTGCAGGCTGGTACATTTGACATGGCTGTGCCTATGAATGCTGATTTAATCGCTATTGCACGTACACCAAGAGGTGAAAATAAAAGAATAGCGGTATCTGTACACAAAGGTAAAGTCGATATACATGTACCGGGTACCGCTGGCTCGCAAATTTTCCAACAGACTACATTATTAAAGACATTATCTTTAAGCGATACCTTTACAATCGATAATGTAAAAATTAAAGTAATCGACCGTGATGAAATGCTAAATGCATATTTAGTAGACATTTCTAATAATACAACCGAAAACGCTCCTGATATACTTACGCCTATATTTCCAGAGCCTGACCAAGCATATGGCTTTATGAATATATCCGGTATTTGGCGTCATCCAGAATGGTCTGGCCAAGGTTTTCAGATCAGATACCTGAAAGGTAATGATCAAGTATTTGTCACTTGGCTTACTTGGGATCTGTACAATAATGCCGTATGGTTTTATGCTACTCTAGATATTATCGGTACAATGGCGAAAGGCGCTCTTTATTCCGGACGCTCCCCTGAAGCTGTCGGTTGGGCTTCCCTGTACTTCACTGATCAAAATCACGGAGTGTTCAGAGCGGGCACCTCTGAGCGTCTCTGGGCGCAACCGCTGGAGCGCCTTAGTGCTACAGTGCCTAGACACCCATTAGCTGGTTATTGGGGCTTAGGAAATCAAGAAGGGTTGTCTTTGGAAATGACGAAAGATGGGCGACTGATCGGCTATTGGCTAACTTACAAAAATGTAGGCACCCCAGTCTTACCGCGTGAAGCTTTACATTGGCGACTTATCCAACAGTTTAAAGAAGAAGACAGAATAGATCAAGAAGATTCTCGCATTGATGGTAAAATATATATTTATGACGTATTCAATGGAATGCTTGGTGTTAAAGCCGAGACTTCGATTAAAAAGATTAGTGAATTATCTATTGACAATGATAATATTTCCTTTAATCTTGATGGTGTAGAGCGGCAGCTAGCTATGCAGCGTTTTACGTAAGAAACATAAAAGTAATAAGTAGTCTTTTAAATTAGACTTCCAATTAAGAGTAATAAACCTAGTGAATCGATATCACTTTTAATTGTAACTAACGCAGGGATCTTTATGCATACGAAAGGACCGGACGATCTCACTCTGAGTTACAATGAACATGACGATAATGGAAGATCGTTTAGAAGACGAAATACTGATACTTTTTTCTCTCGTCCTGTATTTACTCATTTGATAACTCTCGTACTCGCTGCATCAGCCAGCTGGTTCGCAATGAAACAAATCGAATCGACATCTGCAGCTTCTCAGTTAGCTTCTGCTTATGGTAGAATTGCAATTTTAGAAGTTAAAAACGAAGCGCTGGTCGATAGATTGATTGGATTAGAAGCAGAGTTAACTTTCTTAAAAATAGCATATAAATCTGAGAATAACCCTAAAGTTTCTGTTTATAGGCTATTAGATGCGATGGGGCGACCCGCTTCTATCAAAAAATATAATGCAGAAAAAGATAGTTTCCAAATGCTTTATGTGAATCATGCTCATGAACTTTTCTATGGAATGACGAATGCATTTATAGCGGGTAAAACTTCAGAAGAAGTATACGAAGTAGAAAATGCTCAAGAGCTCACTAAAGGAGACCGTCGCGCTTATAATTCAAAAATGTTTATTCAAGTACGACATCAGTTGACTTTAAATAAAGAAAAATATGAAGTACGCTTCTGGCGATTTTACTTGAAATTCCCAGACAATACTGAAACAATTGTAGGGATACAAATTTCTGAAACTAAACTTAAGGATCTACAATGAAAACACTAAGTACAGAAAAAGCAGAATCTTCGGAAAAGGCTTCTGTTAAGACTCCTCAGAATCCTCCGAAATCAACCTTCACTATGGATGAAAGAGTGCCAAGCGCATGGATACTAACGGCTGGCGAAGAAGGTACTGTCCATGGGCGTCATAGCGTTACTGGTCGTAATTTCGAAGGTACAATGAAAGAGTTTAACGCAGCTCTGAGAGGTTAACTATGACAGTTTCCAATGCTGTAGACGACACAAGAAAGGTTTCAGACCCCAACGCTGAATACGATTCGTTATACCATATTTGGAAACGGAATAGAGCTATTTGTGGTGGTGAACAGGCGACGAAAGCTTTTGATGCGTCATTGGATAAAGAGAACAATTTAAATCTTTTAATTCCTTTTTCGCCTTCTATGACACATCAGCAGTATGCTCTTTATAGATGTGAAGCAGAATTACCGGGGATTGTTGCTGAATTTACTAAGATGATGATAGGAGGGCTTCTTCGAAAGAAGCCTACTTTAGAGCTTCCTGATAGTATTCCTGATGACACTGAGAATTGGATATTAAATCATTTTTCTGAAGATGATAAACCCTTAACAGCGTTTCTTGACGAGATATTATGGGAAGAGTTTCAAACTAGTCGTTCTTGGATTTATTTAGATTTCCCTAATGTCAGCGATGACGATGACGAGGAAAGTGTACGCCCTTATCCTGTTATTTGGCCCGCTGAAACTGTCATAAATTGGCGTGTAGGCGTAAACAAAAAGAAAGAACGCTGTTTAGTTTCTGTTATCGTAAAAGGTTACGAAGAGGTCTTTGATGATGAAAATAAATTCCACCCTGCGTTAAAAGAAACAGTATGGGTGCACGAATTAGATGAAGAAGGCTATTACAATATTCGTAAATACCAGCGTAGGACAGAAGCGGCACAAGTCCCTGTAGTCACTGGCCAAAGAAGAACCACTCGAAATCAAAAAACAAATGATTTTGAAGAAGTGCGAGAAAAAATAGATTATAGAGTAAACGGTAAAAGAATAACTTATATACCTGCTTGGCCTTTAAATGGGAATATAGCACCTAAGAACCCTATTTTATCTGTTCTTGTAGATAAGGAAACTGCTCTCTATAATAAAATTAGTAGACGTAATCATCTTCTTTATGGTGCTGCTACATATACACCCGTGTTGCAAAGCGATATGTCTGACGAGGATTTCAATAAAATTGTCGAGAGAGGCTTAGGCAGCTGGATTAAAATAGGCCGAGAAGACAAAGTAGATATCCTGAAGACACCGACCGAAGCGCTAGGCGATATGGAGAAGGCTATCATCTCTAATATTGAAGAAATGGCAAAATTAGGTATTCGTATGTTGAGCCCAGAAGTGAATCAATCTGGTGTCGCCCTAGAAATACGGAATGCATCTCAAAACGCTCAATTAGGCTCATTAAACTTAAAGACTAGCAATACGCTTAGGCAAGTCATCGCTGTAATGATTAGTTGGCGCAATAATATTGAGCTTAATACGGACGATATTGGGTTTGAGCTATCTTCTGACTTTAACCCTATACCTTTAGGTGCTGACTGGCTCAGGCTGGCCACTGAATGGTATGAAAACAATCTCATTCCCCGTAGTCTTTGGCTTCTTATTCTCAAGCAGAATGATATGGTCCCTTCGGACTATGACGATGGAGAAGCAAAGAAAGAAATAGATGGCGATGGACTGACTAAAGTACCTGAACCGACAGGTGATTTTGCCGATCAAATGTAAGGAAAACAAATGATTAATCTGAACACTTCGCTCTTCGACAGTGTTGTTGATAGAGCAGCAATGGTACGGCTATACGAAAAACGTATTAGCGATAAAGTGTCAGTGGTAATTGATGGTCATAAAGTAAAAATAGCAAAACTTGTAGAAGACGCCAATTTATCTAATGCAGGTTTTAAACGTTTACAGAAGGCAGTAGATATTCAATTACGTAAAACTTACGGTGATACTTTCAAGCTCTCAAAGAGAACTTTTGTGGATTTAGCTAGTAATCAAATTTCTTTTGCTTATCAAAATATTGAGAATAAAGTAGGGAAAATTTGGCGTACACAGCGACCTCTGCGGCGTGTCTCCGAGGATATTGTTCTAAAAGATCCTTTGTATAAAAACAATACGCTTGCTAATGGTTGGCGCGGTATTGAGCAAAGCGAAAGAAAGCGTATCTCTCAGCTCATAAGACGTGGAATAGCTCAGGGTAAGACGCCACAAGAACTCGCAATAGAGGTTCGTAAGGGACGTATACATAAAATATCACGAAATCAGTCTATGGCTCTGGTCACTACAGCGACCACCTCTGTGCATTCTCAGGCCGACCATAGGGTCTATGAGGCTAACAAAGATGCGATCCGAGGGTGGCAGTATGTGGCTATCATAGACGGCGCTACGACGGCTATTTGTAGGCATCGTGATGGAACAGTATACGATGTAGACCAGCGAGAATACTTACCGCCAGCTCATTGGAATTGTAGGTCTGTAACAAGTCCAGTCTTCAAATCATGGAATGACCTTACTAAGCTAGAAGGATTAGCCCATATTAGAAAGAGGAATCTAGCTAAGCTTACAGATAAGCAAAAAGCTTACTATGACGGGTTAATACCTAAGCAAGAGACTTATAGCCAATGGCTCTTTAGGCAGCCTCGAGATATTCAATTAAAGCATTTAGGCTCCAGTAAGGCTGTATCCACATTCAATAGCGGTAAGTTCGAAGCGAAAAGTTTTCTCAACCCTGATGGGAAGGCTATTGGCATTAGAGATCTCGCCAGATTGACTGCACAAAAGTATACACCGGAACAAACCACTCATGGCTTCGCTGCTGCCAAAAATAAGCTCGATCAGCTGCAATTAGGGGCGACATCGCCTGACGATTTACTCTCAAGTAAAGAATTGGCCTCTAATCTTGTGCAATACTATAAGTTACAGGCTACGGAACTTGATGGAACTTTATCTCTCGTAAATTATAGAGGTGTTATAATAGGGTCAAAACGAGCGAATAAAAATAGGGTACTTAAAAGTCCTCCTAGAGAAGATCAAATGGTATTTAACCCTATCACTAAACGTTACGAAGACGCAAGGGTGTATCAACCGCAGCCTCAGGTTTTGAACAATAACTTAAAGCTTATGCGAGAGTCTGATGTACTAAAACCTAGAGACAAAGAGTTTATATCTGATATAAGCACTAGGCTTGCAGGTACATTCGGTGTCAACCAAAGAGCTGTTGTAGTCGATAATCTAAGGATAATATTTACAAGGTATAGGAACCAAAACGAGCCCTGGGTCAATTTTAAAGCTGTTTTAAATAATCAGATGAAGTTCGATGTGATGAACGTGTCTGACGCGATCGAGACATCTCTAAGATCCCAATTAGATCCTTTGAAAAGGCTCAAGATATCCAATTATATAGATCCAGTTCTTGGCGAAGTACAGCTAGATGATCTTGCGACAAATTTTATAAGTAATATCAGGGCTAAGAATGCGTGGGAGTCCAGAGTAGCTCCTAAAATTGCAAGGGAGTTACGTACTATATTTGATTATAGAATTCCGCGTAAGTTGCGCAGTAGACTTTCAGAAAAAGACTTACAACAGTTTTATTTGAAATTTGCTAACAGATTATCTCTTGCTGACTCTCCTGACAGAGATCAATTCGCAGTAGCTTTAGGCCGTGATATTTATAATCTCGCGAATTATAATGGTAGCCGTAATGAATGGTATACTTTAGGATTACGTCTCTTAGACGCAAAGAATGCCAAGAAAATATTTAAGCTTGAAACATTCGGTGTTCAAAAAAGACGTATGAAGTCTCGTATGAGCGGTCGTTACTTCGGGCCTTACTACGATACTCTCTCTTACAACTTGAGAATTGTAGACCCTCGTGTTCAAAATTACGCACAGTTAACACGTAAAGTTGAAGTAGGTCTTAGAGTAGGTGTTATAAATGAGAAACAAAGATTATACTTTAGAAAAGGACATAAGACATACTTTGTCAGAGAAGCACCGGGTATTTATTATGATACTCGTATCCCTATTACCTCCAGTAGTAGTTTTAGCACTTTTCCTGAAAGCTTTATCGACGGCGAGTTTGTAGATGCTCTCAATTGGGCTTCGCAAGCTAAATATAAGATCGATGAAGATTTCTTTGATTTCATCACGAAATTAATGAATTTTAAAGACGATAAAGGACGTGCTGAATTCTTCGACAATCTAAATGGGTATCGTTCCTTTATTGCATCTAGAGGAGACACTTATGAGCGATTCAAATCAATGGAATGGCTTAGGAATAATGACTATGATTTCTCTAACCACCCGTTTGTTGATCATAGGGCTAGGATATACGATCGTGGATTCATTGGACCACAATCTGGTGAAGCGTTTAGACCTTTTTTAAATACGGCTCAAAGTGAAATACTCGGCATAAATGGCTATAAGAACATTAATGACCAAATAGGTAGTTTTTTAGGAGGACTAAGTGACAAGCTCGAAGGCCGCTATAATAGCCTTTCTGTTTTAGGCCGACAAAAGATTGCTGAAAAATATCGCAAAGAGATGATAGAAATTGGTAATAAGATGCGCCGTAATAAGCCTCAAGATATTCGCGATATTCTCACTAATAAACTTGTACTAGAAATCGACCCAGAGGAACAAGCTAAATTCTTTAGGTTTGCTATTGAACTTTCTAAAATTGATGATTATCTACGAGAAAACAATTATAACCTGTCATCTCTTAATAATTATAAAACAGCACTAGCGTTAGAGCAAGATGCATCTTCGTCAGGCGCGCAGATTATTGCTCTTACTACTCGTAATAAACAATTAGCTGAACTCTCTAATGTTGTTAACACGGAACAGAAGCAGCGTCTTTATGACATTATCGCAGCTGAGACTTTCAACGACCCTCGATTCAAGAAGATTAATGCGAAACTTGGATTGACTGAGAAAGATCTCAGGAAAGCATCTAAAGCACAGAATATGGTGACTCTATATGGGGCTGGCCAGAGAACAGGCGCATTGAATGTCGAAGGCAGACTTGCTAAGATATTAGATTTAGACAGTGATGTTCTTGTTGTGAAGGCTACAGACAGGGACGCCGTACTGGACCAAATATCTGCAAGAGCGGCTCGTTATAAAGATTTCGATACAGAGACCTTTGATGAGCTTATGGGCCTTCGAAAAGAAGTTAAAGACATATTTAATAAAGGTCTTGCTCCCGGCGACGAGCTGATGGAAGAGCTTTATTTTATCGATGCAGGCACTAGAGAAGTTTTAGAAAAGATGTCTAAGAATTATGAGCGTGTAGTTACTCCAGAAGACTTCTCGGGTATTGCCCGTATCATGAGCGACCATCTTGCTGAGAGAGTGCCTATTCTAAAAGATTTCACTAGATACTTCGGTAGGCTAGGCGCAGATTTTCTTGCTAATGCTAAGCCTTCTAAATCTTATATGGATTGGAAGTCTATAGCGAAGATAAGTCTTACTGGTAAGAGAGGAAAACAAGTAGTATTACCAGATCGCGTAAATGAATTGCTAGGGTTGCCTCCCAAGGCACCTGTTAGTGAAACCTTTATTAGAAAATTAGGGCTATGGGCTCCTAATAGCACGCTTGACGATATTATAAGAGGTACTGAGTTGCCAACTACTAGGCGCTCAGGCGCTAAATACTTCAAGTTAGAGCCTTTTCAAGTGAAAACGCTAGCAGAAGTTGAACTTTTTTATGCAAATAAGCTCCCTACAACATGGACAACAGTGCCATGGGTTAACTTCGATAAAAAGGTATTAGAGCAATCTTTCACCCAAAAGTTTCAACAAAGGCTTGCTTATAGAGATTCTGACGGAAACTGGGTGGTAAATATATTGAATATTCCGCAAAGAACAGAAGCAACTTGGTGGGAGCAATTTATAAACAAGTCAGGTAAAATATTTGACATAGCTGACGTTACAAGGGCTAGAACAGCTTACGCAGTAAATGGGAATCACAGCAATGATGCTGTTATTGTCAAAAGGTTTCATCAATGGGGTCGTAAGGCTAAAGTCCTTACATCTACAATCCATGATGCTTTCTTTACTAACGTAGGGAATATGTTAAAAGCCAGAAAAGCTCTTAAAGACATATATGCTCAAGTAATGAAAACAAATGTAATAGAAGAGACTCTAAAGGAGATGTTAAAAAGAGGTTTTCCGAAAAAATTATACGATAAATATCGAAATGAAGCAATTGAATTAGGGTTAATTCCAGTCGCGGGGAGATCGAAAGTTGCGGGAAAAGTTTTGACCAAAGAAGACATACTTACTATTGAAGATGTTTTAGAAAACGTGAATGATGATTTTTCTAGTAATTATTATTGGTATGGAGTGGGTTAAGTTAAATTAACCCCTTATACATTAGAGTTTGTAATTCTAAAATATTTTAGAGGCCGTGCCTCGTCCTCATCTTGAGTCGTACTCAAAGGAACTTTAAATGACTGTTGAAAATGTAAGTACAGATACAGAAACGCCGGGTATCGATGACTCCGGCGATAACATAGATAACGAAGAACAAGCTCCAAAGCCGCCTCCGTCTGATACTGACAACGGTTCTCAAGGATACTCAAAGAATGAAGTTGATACGCTTATAGCGGATGCGCTTAAAAACATGAAAAGTAACCTCGACAAGGTTTACGATGAAAAGAAAGCGCTTGAAAGTCAACTTAATGATTACAAGGAAAAAGAAAGAGCTGCTGAGATCAAACGTTTGAAAGATGAAGGAAAACATAAGGAAGCTTACGAGTCTGAAATGCAGGACATGAAAAGTAAACTCGAAGCCCTTGAAAGGAAGAATGTAGAGCTTACAAGAGATAATCGTGTAAACGATACATTATCGAGCCTTACCTTCAAATCTGACAAAGCACGAAAGATGGCAGCAGACGAAATTACTAAAGAACTCCTTCAGAATGAAGAGGGTGAGTGGGTCCATAAGTCAGGAACTGCCCTTGAAGACTTCGCAAAGTCTTATGCTGAAGATGACTCTAACTCTTTCCTTTTTAAGAAACCTGTATCCTCTGGGACTGGCGGAAACTCACCAATACCTAGTCCTCCTACTGATAAGCCTACAAGACTATTAGACAGACCCATGTCAGAAGCCTTTAAGCTTGCCAGGGAGGGAAAACTAAAATAATTTAAGGAACTTAAATGAGTGCACAAGATAATATTGCCGGCGTAGATAAGTTTGTCCTACAGGCCACACTCGGCGCTTACTCTGATGAAGCTTATACTGAAGCCCGAAAGCTTTCAGGCACCGGTATTACTAGCCCTAACCCTAATATTGACACTGATACTGAGACCTTTGTCGGTCAGATGCGCTGGTATCAGCCGTTAAATGCCAACATCAACGTAGCATCCCTGACGGACTCGACCGATGGTACTCCGACTGATATCAGCTCTGATTACCTGCGATATATCAAGACTGTT